GTACGAACGACCAACCCCACGAACTCGCCCGCCAGTTTGGCGAGCCACTTCGGGGGAACGACGTCGTTTGCTGTGGAGGTGATACGCGCTTCGATCGAAGCTTCAAGCGTCTCCCACAGCTTCACATTTGGGACCATGTTACAGTCAGACACAACGGGGTCTGCATACGCACGGAAATTCACTGTTTCGCTGTCTGCGGTACCGAGAGGTGGCCGNTGGACTAGTACTTTGGCTGGCTTGGCCATCCTGTGAGGAAGGACGGCACTACCGGGGCTCCCACTGTAGTATTCGCCAATAAGGGCGAGGATGCGAGGGTCTTTGATGTTGAGTGCCAGGCACCTGCTTGTCACCGAGGACTGGGATGCCAGTCCCATCAGGATGTCGAGGTCCGCCTTGGGCACTTTGAAGCTCGCGTCTTCGCCGTCTCTTCCTACGCTGATCATTGGAACACCGGTCTCAGCAGTCGAAATGATGTGGTTCCAACCAGGCTTAGCTTTGTCAAGGAAATTAACCCTTGCCAGCTTCCTGGCGCCAATCTCATCAGGGAGGAGAGTGTGTACCCAAGCAGAAAATTGCGGGATCGAATAGACGATGGCCCGATGAGGGCAGTCAGTCCAAGGCCGCAAATGATGCACTTTATGATACACTCTCCTCCGGAAACCCAGGTACCACGCGAGCCGGAACAGGAGCGACTTTTGCTCAGGCGTGGCGTCGAAAGAGATATACTCTCCAAAGCCACACCAGTCCCAAACTCGGTGCTTCCAAGAGGTTCCACCAGAGACATCATACACGATGTGATTTCCGGCAACCCTGAACGCAGCGTCTCCATCGACTCCTGAAACCTCCGTTGGAGCGAAGGTATGGAAGATAGCGGGATTGCCATCGCCGAGGTAATCGTCCCAGGACTCCACGTAGTAGTCCGTATCGATTCCAACAACGACGTCACCCGGTTCAGGAGTCCCATCAGAGTAGGGTAGGTCCAGGTCAGCGGGGGCGTAGTGGGGGTGAGCGCTCCCGGCCACACCTTGCGAATGAGTTGAAGGATTGAACTCAAACTTGCTCCTGCCCAACGCAGCAACGGCGTTGGTGATAGCGAGCCTAGCCGCATCTCGCACGGCACCGGAAATGGGGTGGCCATTGTCGGAGGAGCGTTGCGGGCGGGGGTCTGTAATAGACTCTGCAGGAAACCAAGTGAAGGAATGTGAGCGCCTAGTGTAATCCACTAGTAAACGATGTAAAGTGAGTAGAAGGCTAACACGTGAGGTGGAATAGGGCCGCGATTGACCGTACCGCCTCAAGACTTGAACCAACTTCCAAGCAACCGTAGCTGCGAGTATACCAGCCAGCACACGTTGCGATAACATGTGTGGAGGGTGTGT